GAGCCGCCCCACGCCGATGGTGAGATACCCGCGACTGTCCTCATAGGCGTGCGGCACCACACCCTCGTGGTGCTTGATCATCTCAATAAGTTTATCCATTCCGCGTCTCCATAATTATTTGATATGCGCGCTCCCAACTGTCGCACTCCAGATCCGGCGTCTCGAACCAGCTTGGCGGCCTGCGCTGCGAATACTGGTTCACGCAGCACGCCGCCTGAAAGTGTACCTTCCTCGCGTCGATGGCGCAGTGCGCGAGGATGTCGAACTTGTCGAGCGACGGCAGCGTCTTCTTGATCCGCCCGGCCCCGTTCTGGAATTGATAGCACGGGCGGTGGTGCTTCTCGAAGCGAAGCTGCGACGACTTCACCTGCACGCGCATGAACACGCCGTCGCCATTCCACGCCACGAGGTCAACGCTGTCCTGCTGCGCCGGGGAAACGCGCCAACCCAATCCCAATATCGCCGCCGCCGTCAGGTATTCACCCTGAAGCCCGGTCGTGGTCGCCGATCCTGTCACAGTCTACCCTGAGCATGTAGAACAAGAGCGATGAGTGATCCTAATACAGCAAGGCAGCAGAGTGCAAATGCGGCGATGATCGTAGCCTCGACGATCTTCTTGCGCTTGGCTGCGGCGGCAGCTTCGGACTGCCGCCTAGCCACGCGCGCGTCGGCTTGGAATTTTTGCCAGTCCTTCCAGAGGCCCGGTCTGCCCTGCCAGATCATCAATTCCTTCAGAGCCTGCTCTTGCTGCTTGATCTTTTCCAGCGCAAGGAACGCCTCCAGATCCGACCCGCTGCCATTCTTGTCGGCCTTCTTCTCCAGCTTTTCCTTTGCGCCAACAAACGACGCGACCGCCGACGCGGCGTCAGCGATCTCCTTGCCATTCGAGATGGCAGTTTTCAGAATTCCGAAGGCCGCATTGGCTGCGGCGATTTCCGCAAGCATCAGCGCCTCGTCATCAAGACGAGGATCGCCATCAACAGCCCGACCTGTATGAGGTCAATCATCGGCATCGCGATCATCAATACACCTTCCGTGTTGGCGGCACCATCTTCGGCAAGCAGTATGCCGTGATCTGGCCCCTTCCCGATTGTTTCGTCAGCGTCTGGGCGTACCACACGCACTCCGTCAAATCCCGAAAGGCTAAATCTTCACTGACCTTGCGGCGGTCTTCGCCAGCGCCGAGGAAGACGTAAAGCACAAACGCGACGGTCGCCTCCACATCAGCCGCGGCTCATCAGCTTGTCCAGCTTCGCGTCGAGACGGTTCAGCGCGTCCATCACGTTCTGCCTGTCGTCGCGCAATTCGCCCTTGGTGGCGTAGTCCTCCCGTGTCCTGTTCAGCAGGATGTCGATACGCTTTTGCTCACGCGCTATGCCGCCGATGAACCAAGCCCCGCCAGCGATGACGAGGCCGATTAGCAGGTCGATGAGGCTGGCCATTTCCATTAGCCAAACACCCAGAACTCGACATAGCCACCGGCACCAGCGCCCATATATGTAGTGTTTCCAGCAGCGCCGCCAGAGCCAACCGTGAATGTGATGGTCTCCTCGGTGGGGTCATCAAGCTCTGCCACAACCAGAGAGCCGGGGCCGCCCACTGTGCCGCCGCCAATGCTTCCTATGTGGCCGCCGCTGCTTCCGCCCACAGATCCGCCGCCGTTCAATGTTGTGCCGCCACTGCTGCCCGTCTGGAACTTTCCGCCCGTTGGGTCTGTTCCCCCCCGACCGCCTGTGCCGCCTTTGGCTGTAATGGCGACGCTGAGGGTGGCCTGAGTGACTGTGGTGTCGCCGCCACTCGAACCATTCTGGACCGCGTAGTCGCCCGGCCTGCGGCCACCACCACCACCGCCACCGCCTGATGCCTTGATGACCAGCTTCTTTGTCCCAGCGGGTACGGCGTAGCTTCCGTCCGCTGTGTATATCGCGTAGTCGATAAGACCCTTAGACTGCGCCGTGATGGCCTGTGCGGTCCGCAGTGGCGTCATCATCTGCTCGTTGTCTGTACCCGCCTCAGCGGCTGACTGTGAGGCGATCTGACCCCACTCCAGCGTCGCAGAGCCGTCCGTCTTCAGGAAGCTGTTGGCCGACCCGTCACCGTCGGGCAGCGTGAACGTGGTGGTCGTCGTGACCGTCGCAGGTGCCTGAAATTTGATTGCGGCGCTTGCGTCGTCATCCACCAGCGACAGTACGTCGATGCCGTCAGTTCCATCGGCGAAGGCGGCAAGGTGACTCATGACTTCCCGGTGCGAGTTGTTCAAATCAGAAGGGACCATTACCCCTTCGCTGAGGTTGATGCCGCCGACCGACGTGTTGCTCGCTGCGGTCTTGTTATATTCGCGGATGCTGTCGCCTGCGCCCATTTGTGTTTTCCTTCGTTGCTGCGCTCAGTTTATCACGGCGCGTGGGTTATGGCACTACGGGGTGACGCGCGTCATGCCGGTTCCGCCGCCAGTAATCGCGTAAGTGATCGGTCGGCCAAAGCGGTCGCGCCGCGTCTCGTACTGGATGCCCGGCTCAGGGATGCGAGCCTCTCCCACGCCGGGGAGCATGCCCGCCTGAGCTGGTGTCACTGGCGAAAGCTCTCCACCTATCATGTCCGCCGCCGAGAATAGCAGACCGCGCCCGATTGTTCCGGGCGTCTCCCTGAGCGCGCGGCTCATTAGGCCGGGGGCAGGCGGCTGCTGAGGCGGCAGAATAGGCGCTGCGGCAGAAGTGCGGCCCGCGCCGCGAGCCTGTTGAACGCGAGTGATCGCTGCGGCTCTCTCTGCCGGATCGGTGGCAAACAGAAGCCTGCCAAGCTCTCTGTTTGTGCGTGGGCCTACAGCAAGAACCGCGCGCTCCGCTATGGGGCCAAGTCCACCAGCGACAGCGCCGGTTAGGCCACCTTGGCGAAGCCCCTCAACCGTGCGCCGCATCATGCTTAAATCTTCTTGCGCGGCGCGTCCAGCTTCAGCGCTCGTCTGGAATGTTTGCGACCCACCTAAAGTGCGTGTCCGCGTTGCGGCCATCTGGCTTTCTTTCTGAAGCGCCTCTTCAATGGGTGCCATCGCCTCTGGCGGGAAAGCCTCTTTCATCTGCGTAATCTGCTGTCTGTTCCCCGCTATTCTGCTGGCAAAGTCTGCACCATCCCTCGCTCTAGCAATATCGTCTCGGATTGTTTGGGCCATACCGACGCGGAAATTGTGAAGCTCGTCTTCTCCAAAGTCCTTGATCGCGTCCTCAATTTCCCCCTCACTACGCATTGTCTTAAAGCGTCTCCCAATCTCAAGCGCCTCCTGCCGGGCCGACGCATCTGCGTAAACAGAGCGAGCCGTCTTAAAGTCAGGGTTTGCCTCGTCAAGTATTTTTACCATCTCGTCGCGAGTTGACTTAACAGCGCCGCCCATAACTGGGTCGCGTGATGCGCTTGCGGGATTAAACAACGACTGCTGCTTGCGCCGCAGAATACGCTGCACATAGTCAAGGCCGCGCATGTCAATGTTTGCCAGCACGCCCCCTCTGAAATTTTCGCCCTCTTCTTTTGCCAAGTTCCGTGCCTCGGCAATAATGCCCTTCATAGAGGGGCGAGAGAAAAGTGGCTTGAGCTTTGCGCGAAGCTCATTTGTAACCTTAAAGGCGTTGGACTTGTCATAAAGCTCAGACGACCTTGCACCTTTAATGATGTTGATCCCGGCCTGCGCCTCAAGCGCAGTCTGCCGAGGGATGCCAGCTTGAATGAGGTCTTGCTCGATGCGCTTCGCAGCGCCGTCAATAGCCTCGTCGCCAAACTGACGCACATTCAGGCTCTCCGCAAGTTCTGCACCTTTGCCCGGAGACTGCGCCACAAGGCGCGCAAGAGACTGAACTCCCTTGCTGCTAATGTCGGCGAGCGCCATCGGCTTAGGCTCGCGCTTCAGCGCCTCAAGGGCATCGCTGGTCACGCCTGCCTCTTTGAGGCGGCGAGCCACCATCCTCGCTGCTCTGACGCTAGGCTCCACCACGCCAGCCTCAGCAAGGCGGCCAACAGTCCTGACTGCTGGAGCCGCGATAGCCCCGACCACTGGGAACGTCGCGGCAGCGACTGGCGCTGCCAATCCACCAACCACTGCGCCGGTCCCAGCTTGACCTATGCGGCTCTCCAAATCTTCACCGGCACCAGCGCCAGAAACTGCGCCAAGTCCAGCGCCTGCCCCCACAGTGCGGAGTAACTTGCCACCCATTGTCGCGCCGCGTGCCGCCACACCAAGCGCGGCGCCGGGGGCCAAAATGCCGCCACCTAGCTCCGCCAATGTTGATGTAACTGGGTACTGCTGACGAAAGCCACTTTCCAAAATTCTTTGGCGCGTAAGCTCGCGCCTGTATTCCTCGCCAGCCTCCTCGTCCATAAACCCGCCAACAAAAGATGCAGGTTCGGAGAGGGCGGCAACAACCTCATCCCTGAAGCTGAACAGCATGCCGGACATAAAGGCTCGGCCTGTCCCGGTAATTGCGTCCTGTATGACGGCCTGATCGACGAACTCTTGCTGGTCCTTGGGCGACAGCTTGAAAAAATTCTCGTCAACGTCGAGCTTCAGGACGCCATTCACTTCAATTTTTGCCATCAGTTAACCCTCGACCAAGTGTTTCCGCCCGGCGTTGCGTTTGCAGATGGAGCCGCCGCCGCGCTTGTGCCGCCTGTGTACCTATCCCAGTTAAACCCTGAGGTCGTCGGCTTTACCTGCATCTTGCCAGACCTGACAATCGGCTGGTTGTTGTAAAACTCAATCGAGTCCAAATAATTTGGCAGGAAACTCTCGCGGAACTGGTAGAGGCGGTTGACAGCCTCTTGAACTGTAAGGTTGTCGAAGTTGCCAGCCAAAATCTCGCGAGCCATCGCTTGCTCGAACTCGGTCATAACGCCCGGCCCGAAAAGCTCAAGGCGAGCCGCACCCACAAGCTGAGTGAGCGTCCCCTGCTGCAATGCGAGAGAAAGCTCTTCTTCAGTAAATTCAGGGTTTTCTTGAGTGAGCTTTTTTATCTTGGCAGATATAGACGCCTTGGTTCTTTCCGCAAATCCAGACGGCCCTTTCTCAATTTGAGACGCAAGCCTGTCGATAATCTGAAGCGTTTTTTGCGGGGCGCGGATATTGTCTTCTTTGTACTTTTGCACACCCTTCATATCCATTGTGGTAAATGGATCGACAAGCGTTGCCTTCTTCATGTCTAGAGGTCCGGCCTGAATATTCCCGGCCTCGTAAACGCTGCCGTCATCAGCGATCAAAGTCTTGATGACCCTGTCGTCATAATAATATCTATCGCCCTCAGACTTGATCTTCGGAGCCTTTGGTCCTTCATCCCCGGTGATATCCTCATACCGACCGTCCGGCATAATCTTGAACAGGCGGTCGCCTACAACTTGAAATTTGGGCTTTGTCGCAGCAGCAATCTCGCGCTGCTCTTTTCTTTGCGCGGCAGCGCTCTCACGCTCCGCAGCCTGCGCGCTGCCATAAGCCTGCAAGCCAGCCGCGCCCATCCGCGCCAGTATCTGCCCGGTAGAGGTCGGCACGGGTTGCGGGCCAGCCTGCTCAAGCCCGGTCAGGGCGGCGGACATGATGCCCATACCCGTGGGTGAAGTCAGGGGCTGGCGGAAGGCCGTGCCAAGGCGCTGACCGATAGTCGGTGCTGCTGGCATCGCGCCGGGCATCTGCGCCGCACGCATCGCGGCTTGCTCCATCGGCATAGGGAGGCGCGTCGGGGTGCGGGCCTGAGCGGCAGCGGCGGCAAGTTGTGCCGGACCCATATATGGCGGCATTGGTTGGCCCGCCCTCGGCCCCTGCCCGTACCTTGGGATGGCAGGAGACGCAATTTGTGCTGTTGGCGCTGCTGGCTGCGCTCTCTGCAAGAACAAGCGCCGCGCCATCTCTGGCGGCATAAAAGCAATCTGTCCGGGTCTAGCCATCTTACGCTCCTGTAAAGCCAGCAAGGCCGCCGAGAAGTCCACCGTATAGCGGATCGAAGCCCTTCACCTGCCCAGCCAACATTGCGCCGCCAAGTGCGCCCGACAGGCCACTCGCCAGCGGATTGCTGTAGTACGGCGTGATCTGCTGCTGGCCAAGCTGGCCGCCCTGAACCGACGCGAGATAGTTCGCAAGCGCCGCCTGCGGTGCCTGCTGCTCGAACTGGAACTTCTCGATGTCAGCCGAAAGTTCTGCCTGCTCCTGCGCCTCGCGGGCAGCGCCAACACCGGCCAGCGCCTCAAGGTCGGCGAAGCCGAACTGGCGCGCCGCAGGCACTTGGGCGATGGCCTCCTGCTGCGCGCGGTACGCCATCGGCGCAAGCGCTGAGGCAACCGCGCCCTGCTGATAGCCAGAGCCGTAGCGCCCGGCCTTGCCGAACTGCGCCTCGACTTGCTCGACGGCGGGGCGGAACGCGGCAGCCTGAAGCGGGTTTGTTCCCATCAGGTTCTGCATCACCACGTCTTGAACTGCGCCGATAAACGGCGAGCCGGTGATAGCTTGCTGGCGAAGGCCAGACAGAGCCATTTCAGTTTCAGGTGAGAAGCCCACAACCGTCTGGCCGGGGTAGTATTGCATCGGGCCTTCGCCGTAGAGGCGTTTCGCCTCAGCCAGCCCGAACTCCTTGAACGGAGCCGTGGTCGGGTCCGTAATGGTCTGCGTGACCTGCCTTGTGGTTCCGCCGCCTTTACTCATCGCTGAAATCCTTCATCAATACCACCGCCGTCTGCCGGTAGTCTTTAAGTTGTCGAGACCAACCCCTGCGCCCGATGATCTCCATCCCGCTGCAATCTAGCGTTTTGGCCCACGCGGCGATTGCAGCTTCCGCTTCCATCAACTCGTCTAGGTCTCCGCCCGCAAGCCAAATACGGCACATCGCCTTCTGCGGGTAGTCAACCACTTCCGTCACTATAGCAGACTTATCCAGCGGAAAGAACTGGGCCTTGCCTTCGCAGACGGCTTCCCAAACGTCGTCGATTGTGTGTGACCCGCCCGCATACTCCAGCGCGTCCTCGATGTAGCGCCGACAGCGCTGCCAATGCTCTTCCATACGGTCGTCACCCGATAATAAGGTAGGCGAATGGTGCATCGTGTCCCTGATTGTCGTGGTTGATCACCATCGTGCCGTCGACGCTGGTGCTGTCGATGTACGGATTATGATGCCACGGGTCGTGATCCACACCCGTGAAAAACACCAGCGACGACACAGAGTAGCGCGGGTCATCGACGGTGGTCTGCGTCGTGTTAGACGGGAGCGTCACATACCCGACGCTGTTCAGGCCGCCGTTGATTGTGCGGTTCAGAACCTCGGCGATCTCGCGCGTTGTCGCGGTGATCGGGTTCAAAATGCGGAAATTTGTGGTGCGCTGCTCAATCGTCATCGTCTGCCGATATCCCTCGCCTCAACGTCAATCCCCAGCGCCTTGCTCCACGCCCCTGACAGGGACATGCGCGCCCTGTGATATCGGCCCTGCGCCCTGAACGGCGCAAAGTCGCCGTCGTTCGGCGCGATTGCGCTGGTGAATGTGGGCGTGTCGGACTGCTTGTCCCGCGTGCCAACCGCCAGCGTCACGCTGCCGTCCTCGTAATAGGGGTAGACGCGCGTCACAATCGAGTGCTTGCCGGTCGAGATCGGAGCCTCCGCCGTCTCAATCGTCGCGGCTAGTGGCGCGCCAGTGAAGGTGTAAATCTTGTCGCCGTATGCGCCGCCGAAGAAGTATTGCCCGCCCTTGTAAAAGCGGCTGTCTAGCTGGATGCTGAGGCCGTCAACCGTTGCCGAAAGGCTATCGAGGGCGTCAACTGTGTAGCCAGCCGAAAACATTGGCGAAAGCAGGTCGGCCTCAACCTCTGCCAGCGACCACTTGTTCAGCGTGTAGTTGTAGATCAGGATTTTATCGGGCTGGCCAGACGGCGAGGACGTGGACGTGTAAGACCACATCGCCACTTCGTTTAGCGGGTCAACCGCCGCAGACATGCGGTCGGCGTAGTTACTGTCGAAATCTTCTATGAAGAACTCGTTCACGCGCTCGCTTCCAATTGGCGAGATGCGCTGGCCGTCGAACGCATAGAAGCCATCTGACGACAGGAAAAACACAAGGTTCCCGGCGTTGCACACCGAGTTCCTGAAGTTACACCCGCGCTCGGACACAACCTTGTCGAACTGCCAGATCAGCGGCGGACCAGTGTAGGTGGCGCGGAAGATGGCGCGCTCGGTCAAGACCGTCGCGTATTCGCCCCCGACCAAGCCGGTGATCTCGCCACTGTCGGGCAGGTCTTGGAAGTCTGACTGATCGCTGCCGACGGTCCAACCGTCAACGTCGTTGAAGCCTGACCACTGGCAGCGATACGGTATGCGGCCCGTCCCGCTGTCCACGTTGGCAACCCACACGAAGTCGCGCACCGCCGCAATGAAGTCAGCCTTTGGCGGAGAACCGGCGAGGTCAGCAAATGCAGAACTGGTGCCAAGTTCAAAATACTGAAGTTCCTCGCCGATACCGCCTGCGGCGATAACGTAATCGCCGAACTGAATAAACCTCCAGCGCTCACCGCCGGTCAGGTCGTACCCGCCGACCTTCTTAATGTCGTCGAGATTGTTCGTGGACGTGTTGTGCAGGTATAGCTTTGCGTCGTCACCCGCGAACAGCTTTGTGTTGTTGGAACTGTCCTTCGCCGCAAATATGCCGCGAATGGTTCCGTCAGCCGGGTTTGAGTATTCGACGAAGCTGTTCATCGAGTGATACCCAGCCGCCGCTGGCATGACGTTAGTCGCGACAGTCACGCCAGAGTTCATGATGTCAGCTTGATCGGGCAGCCATTCGCCGAATTGTATCACGCAAATCCCCTCGCTGGTGTGGCAGGTGGTGTAATCGTGTCGCCGCCATCCTCCAAATGCTGTATGAGCGTGTCGGCCTTGTCACTCAGCTTACGCAGATTGGCGTGGTAACCAGCCACAGCCGCCATCTCAGGGTACTCGTTGCCATCATCATCGGTGAGCGTCTTGCCAGTCGGCGCATAGATGCTGCCAATCTCATCAACCCGCACCCAGCTTGTGGCACGAATGACATCATTGTCATCCTCATCCTGTGTGATGATGCTGTGCGGATACACCGTCTCGCTGCCGGTGACATTGCCGTCATCGTCATAGGTGTCTCGGCTTTCGCTGGGGCCTTTCAGTGCGGTAATCAAAGCGGCCCTGTCGGCTACCTTGATGTACCAATCGGTCTGAGGCGGCGGGGTGTCTTCAATCTCGTCAGTCATTAGCTTGTTACCTTGCTGTCGCAGACATCATCATTGAGGCGATAGGGGTAGTAGGTCAGGCGTTTGATAAAGCAGTTTCCGGTGGCTGATTCATCCTTTGGCTTGCATCCTATCCCAAGCGCGTCTATGGCAGGGACGGTTATTGATGTGTCCTCAAAAGACTCTTCAAGAACGCCTTCAGTGGCAGATGAAATGTGGTAGTTGTTTTGCTGATAGGTGTACGCAGTAAGATTGGTTTCGCCAATGGCAGAGCCAATAGAGTTAAAAGTTAAGTCGACTACATTGCTCTCCTTATTGACAAAATAAACTGAAACATCGTTGAGGGTTGTGACAGACATAAAGTCTTGGTCAAGTATGCTCTCAAGCCTCCAAATCATATCAAAAGCAGTGTTACCAATACGCTCAAACTCGCACACCACCGTCCCCTCTGCGGGGTTGTACTGCTCGAATGGGTACAGTTCGCGGACGCTTACGTTGTCAACTTCAACATAATCGCTTGTAGTCGTTTCAGAGTTACCGTCCCATCGAATGTATAACCTGTGGTTTGTTTCGGTTGCTGTAAAATCAAATGTTATTGTTGTGCTTGGGGTTGTCGTGACCACATCTTCAATCAGAGTGACTCCATTTGCGCTTCTTAGTCTTAAACGCACACCTCTTCCTGTTTGAGATGTACCAACAAACAACATAGAAGCTCTATAACGACGACCAATAACAAGGTCAGAAAGTTGCTGGTAAACAATTTTTGCCCCAACGCCAGCCGCAGTACCAGTAATACGAAACACACCACTTTCTGAAGAAGCGGAGCTTCCAAGTGCAACGCCATCTTGCCACCCGCTTGTGTCAGTATCAAACGTGCCGTTGGTCACAAGCTCAGTGCCGCCTTGCACCTCCTTCACTGAAAGCGCATCAACGTAGATTGAAGCATTGTTGTTTGCGCCACGCTCTCGGAACGCAATGACATGAGATGTCGAGGTGGCAGTAAAGTAAGCGGTTCGCTCCTGCCACCCAACATGACCGCTATTCAAAGTTGGAGCATCGGGAAACTCAAGCACGCCCTCAATCTCAATGTTAGCGCCGTCACCAGAATTGTGATTGCCGTAAAAGTTAATCTGGTAGCGCTTGCCAACTTCAGTTGTGATGGTCTGCGTGGCTTTGTCGCCGTCAGTGCCGCCAGCAGTAAACAGGAAAGCATAATCACCAAACGGCGCATTTGATGTCTGCGCTGTAAGGGTAGCTGTCCCGCTTGTAGTCCACCCGGTTATATCGCCAGTCTCTGCCCCGCCATTGGTTATTAGTTCAGGGCCAGTCGTCTTCAGCGGCGCAACAGTCGGACCCATCGTCGCTACGTCGGCGTTGCGGGTGGCAGTGCTGCCGGTGGTCTTGATGTAGGATGTGGGGAAGGAGCCTTCTTCTAGCTGCGCACCCCAGACGTAAAAGCTTTTCGTGCCATCACCAGTCACTGAAGAATTTCTGCAAATTTGTATTTGCTCACTGGTTGCAGCAGACCCAGTGTCAAATGTCAAAGTTACCCGAAACCAGCCATTTCCATAATCTGTTATAGAGCTACTTGCTCCGGCTGTAGTAGATGTTATTGTTCCGGTTGTTAAATCAAATTCCGTTTGGATGAAGCCAGTTTCTGTTGAAAAAAACCGTATAGATGAATCATCTAATCCGTTGTTTTTGATGAAGCAACTTAATGTATGGTCTGTGTTTTGAGACACAGATGTAAATGATTCAACTAATCTTGCGCCTGATTCACCACTGTTATAGATAAACTCATCCGCACTTAAAGTGCCGTCAGGCGCAATGACTTGGTTTGCTGAAACTGTTCCGTCGATTTTCGACCAATCTGCATTGTCGAACTCTTCACTATACTCAACAAGATTAGTCCGCGCTTCCTCAATCAGCAGCCCCTTCGGCGTGGCTCCCTCGCCGTAGTAAGGCGCACCCTCAGTGCGGTGGTAGGTTCCGGGGCTAGTGCCGACCTCGACTTGCGCACCCCAAACAAAAAACCCTGATGTGCCATCGCCGTCGTAATCTGCAGTGCCACCTTTTTCAACAAACGCCATCTGAATCTCGGCAGTGTCTGCCGTAGCACTTGCTGTCTCGGTTGCAGAAATCCTAAACCAGCCATTGCCCACATCGGTGATTGACGAGTCATCTGCATTTGCAACCTGCACTGTGCCAGACTGCAAATCAAATTGGGCATACTTATAACTGAAAGCAGAATCGACGAAGCTAAACGCAAGTCTAAACAAGCGGTCTGTGCCAGCGGCTACCTTCACATAAGCAGATGCTGTGTATGATTTACCTTCTGTGGTTGTAAAATCTGGCGACCTGACAAAGTGGCTGCTGGATGCCGTTGAGTCTTCCAGTATCTTTTCAGCGGTGGTGTCGCCATTTGGGTCTTCTGTCGAGTCTTCTGTGACTACAGCACGAATTGGCGTCCATCCAGTGCTGCCTGTTTCGTTCAGCATTTCTGAGTTGGTAAACAGGTTCTGTTCCTGCGCAGCAGACATGAACCAAGCCGGGTCGTGGTCGAGGCGTGCAGCATAGACCGCGCTGCCTTCGGTTTTGACGTAGGGGTTGTCTACAGGTGCTGTGCTGTGGTGTGAAAACTGCGCACCCCAAACAAACAAACCAGACGAACCGTCGCCTGTATAACTTATTCCTTGTGTCGGTATAGAGCCAACCCCATCCCACAAGCCAAAGCCTATGTCATCAAGACCAGTGCCATCAGCAGTAATGGATGTGGTGCAGCGGAACCAGCCGTTGCCAACATCTTCTATTGTCACACTGTCGGCATCTGAGTCAGCCCCAGTAATAGTCCCAGCTTCTACATCAAAAATATTCCACACTTGCGGAAAAAACCCGCCAGTGCCAAAAGCAGTCCACATCTGCAAATATTTTCTTTCGCCAGCTTTTGCAAAAACAGAAAAGAAATAACGCTCCCCAGTTACAGCACTTGCAAAATCACGCCAATATTTTGCGCCTGTCTCTGTTGTCTCAACAATTTTATCAGCAGTCAAAGTGCCATCGGGGGCAGTCGTTGCGTTTGTTGAAACAGTAATGCGACTTTTTGACCAAGCAGCATTGTCAAAGTCCTGCGAATAGACTTGCAGATTGTGCGGCGACTTCTTCACCAGACCATCGCTGTCCACGAACCACGCATTGCTGCCACGATTGAAATCGTTCATACGCGCATCAGGCGCACCGTTAGAGCCAATCTGGCTGGCGGCAAAGTTCAGGTCGAGGACAGGTTGCTCGACGCTCTTGCGTAGTCCGACGTTTCTAAGCATTAGGCCATCTCTGTAACGTACAAGGTTCCGTCTGCGTTGGCGCGGATAGCGGCCACTTTTTCACTCGCCGCAACGAGGAAATATTCCACCTGATTTGCAGGCAGATACATGCTGCTAGTCGTGGCTGTGGGGCTGCTGCCAAAAGCAACGTGGCAGTCTGTCGTGCTGACAAGCCGGACGACATTTGTCGTCGCAGCGTGGGCAGCGGACTGCGCGCTGCTGCTCGAAACAGAAACGGTTGCAACCGTGCCTGCCTTCAGCGCTTGAACATCAATGCCTGTGTTTTGGTTTGCGTAATTACGCTCTGCGATGGGGCCGGTGTAGCTCATTTTTTACTCCTAGCGTTCAGCAACTGCGTTTTGCAGCGCATAGCTGCTGTTAATACGGATTGCGCCAGAGCCGTAATGCGCGCGCTCCTCGTCCTTTGCAATCTCCTCAATAGCGCGCGTGAACTTCTGGTCGTAAACCAAAGCCCTCTGCTCATCAAGCAGATAGGTGTATGCCTCAGCGAGAGACCCCGAGAGGTAGATGTCGGGGTGCCTTGAGAGGATTGTATTGCTGGCGTTGCTGTCCGACAAGGCGATTATGCTGCCAATGTAAGTGATCTCAAGCGTGTAAACTGCGTCCGGCACAGGGCGAAGGCGTATCTCTGAGCCGACAACGCTGAACGCTTTCGGCTTGCCGGTGCCAGCAGAAGAATAAGTGCGGTCGATTGAAACCGGCGACATATAGTCAAGCACCGTGATCGGCGTTGTCTCCAGCTTCGCCTCGCGAATTTCACGCAGGTCAGTTGGCAGGGCGTAAAACTCTGCGCCAGAAACCGTGCTGATGTCGTAGCGCGTCTCTTGGCTGCGCGTCTCTAACTCGCGGCTCATGCGCCCCTCAGCCAAAGAAACAAAATCAGGGATGACGCTGGTGAGGTCATCACGCGCGAGGAAGTTGGCTATTGCCGTCTTCAGTTCGCTGTAGGTCGAGATTGCCATCAGAGCCTTCCGCCGCCTGTTCTAAATGCCCGGTTTTCGCTGTTGTTCAGCCACGCCTTCCACGCCTTCGGGTTTTCGCGCAACGGGCCGAACTTCTCTACCAAGTGAGCATACACTACGTTCGGGATTTCCGCCACATGCTGTAGGTGGCGCTGCGTGTTGCCGCGAAGGGAGCCGGGGCGGTAGTCGTCTGACATCTGCTTGTTGATTTTGAGAAGGTCGCCGAACTCTTGGCGCTGCTCAACGTGGGTTGAGCCGTCGCTGTTCTGATGCAGGGACACTTCCTTGCGGGTGCGTGGGTCGGTCCAGAGGTATCGTTTCATTTTGCCCTCATAGAGAAGGGGGCGACCGAAGCCGCCCCCCTGCTAAGTCATTGATTACGAACCAGAAAGATCGAAAATTGCTGCATGCGCTTTGGGCGCAGTGGGCTTCAATGCCCATTCGATCAGAATGTGGCTGTCCGTCGCGTCGCCGGTCTTGGCGAGATCTTCCTCAAGGAAGTTACGACCGTTCAACGTGCAAAGCGACACGAAGTCCGGGTCGATCAGGAAGATGCGGTCGTTGGACAGCTGTCTGGAGGGACTGGATTCCAAAACTCCGAAATCTCCAAGAAATACACTAGTTGAACCAACATAGGTAATTTCCTTGGCAGCGGTCATGTTCACGTCGTTGCTGACGAGGTTGCCCGACGCGGAGAGGTCCGAGAAGTTGGCCTTGTTCGTGGCGGACAGAACCATCATGCGCGGGTTACCGCCGTCGGTCCAAGCGTCCTGCTGCGCGTCCTCAATGAGGGCGAGCGTCAGGGCGCGGCTGTCACCGGCAGTGATCGTGTCGGTGCCGTCACCAGTGCCGAAAGCACCAGCGGTTGCACCAACCGAGCCGTTGGTCATCCAGCAAGACAGCGAAGCGGACTTGCGAGGATCGGAAGACGAGCGGGCAACGTCAGTGTCGCCGATCATCTTTTCGATGTCGCGCCTTAGCTCTAAGCCTTTGAGAACCTTTTGGTAATTATGCTCTCGTTCTCGTCCGGCAGTATCTACCGCGTCCAGAGTGCCGGAGGTCGCGAAGACCTTCTTGGAAATCTGGTGGTAGTTGCCCACGCGATCTGTCGGCGTAGCCGCAGCAGTCGCAGTGTCAGCACCTTCGTTGTGGTAGTTCGTGGTGCTGGCGGCTGCCAGTTCCTGAACTTGCCACTCGGTAAAGATGCCGTTCGATGTCTCCTTCTTGACGTTGGAGAAGATCGGTGTTTCAGCAGGGTCGCATTTTATCCCAGCCTTTCGGTGGGGGTGGACTATATCATCACTCCGGGTTGGAGTGCCGGACGCTCTAGCCTGTTATTAAGGGGGCTTCACCCCTCAGGTAGTCTCTGAACCTTCCCCCGGTGTACCGAGGGCTTGGATGCTGATTGCCATAGCTTGCGCCGTAGGGTTCCAGCAGTTCATCCGGTTTAGACCGCACCTACCCTATCTAATGCGGTAAATCACATCTGCCAACTGCTCGCGCTCACCTACGGCGGCGCTAGTAGCGAAAGTCGTCATGACTTTTCCTTTCAAGTTGCGGGGCTACTTGCGCCCCATTAGATACTCAACAGCGGCGTCCACCGTGCCAGCGCTTTCAAAACGCTTGCGGGCTTCTTGCCGAGAACGGTTAGCAACTTCGCGCTTGGTCTTTGGTCGCCCTGCCTTGGCCATCTTCGGTGCTTTGCGGGTGCGTTTCTTGGCGTCGGGGGTCTTCGATTGAAGCTGGTCCCAGCGCCACGCCTTGTAGAGAAGTTCGATCGCGCGTGCGTCAGACGCATTTGCGATTTCCTCTTCGCTAAACCCGATCCGCTTCTGAGCGTAGGAAATCACTTCCTTGCGCTCACTCTCGCGAACCTCATCATCCTGCCACGCAGGGATGCGGCTGAGCATCTCGCCACGCTGCACCTCAAGGTGCTGGCGCAGGTTCTGCTCCTGCTCGCGAGATTGCTCCGACGCGATGCGCTGGCGTTCGGCCTCGACCTGCTTGAGGTATTCCCTCTGCTGGTCCCACTCGGCCTTCGCCAGAAACAAGTCACGTTCGGACATCGTCTCGGCCAATGCTCTCCAGTCAGGTTCCTGCTGGCCTGCCTGCTGGATTTGAGCGCTCAACTGATCAAGTTGCTGCGCGTAAGCGTCCCGAAGTTGTCTCGTTTCAGCTTGCTCGGCCTCAAAGGCTTTGCGCTGCTCGGCTAACTCCATCGAGCGCTTAGTGTACGCCTGCTGCCGCGAGTAACCACTCTGAAGTTCGTCGAGGGTCACCTCTACCTCTTGGCCGTCCACCTTAACGGTGTAGACCTCCGGGGGTTCCTCGTCGTACTCGTCGTCGTCATCCGCCTCGTAGGCGTCTTCGCCCTCATCGTCCTCGTCGTAATCCACTTCGGCGGTCGCATCTGCGGTATCCGCCTCCGGCTCATACGCTTCGGTCTCAGGCTGTTGAGGCTCTAGCGCCTCTACCTGCTCTTCTGTCACGGTGTCCGCTGGGGGTGTGTTCAGAAGAGAAACTGCTTCGGTTAAAGAAATGGCTCCGGTCCCAGTGGGGTTATCGGACATGAAATATCTCCTAGTTTATGCGGCCATACCGCTTGAACTCGTCAAGCTGGGCCTTGGCCAGCTTACCATCCTCGACCACGCTCTGGAAATACCCCTTGACCGCAGCAAGTGCCTGCATCAACTGGAATATCTTCTCGCGGGCCTCCTCATCGCCGACGTTGGACGTGCGCCAAGCCTCGACGAATTGCTTATCGAGGTACTCGAACGCCTCGATGAAAAGTTCATTTCGCAGGAGTGCCTCTGCCTTTGCGGAGCGGTCCTGCCGCTGCCTGATCTTGTTTTCATTCATGTCAGTAGGCTGAAATCCATCTGTTGCTGGGGCAGACCGTAACGGCGCTGAAACTCCAGCAACCCGTCAGGTGCTTGATCTAACAAACTATATGTGCGCGTTGGCTCGCGTTGTTCAAGGGCTTTTGCAACCGGCGCTGGCGTATCCAAGCGGCACGCCTGCAAGTCCTCGTCGAAGATGTAGCCCTCCGGGCAGCGCTGCTCACCCGTCAGCGCGTCCGCCACTGGCGCGACGACGGTCGGGTCTCCGCTGGTGTCTTCAAAGCCGGGTATGCCGTACTCCGCCGCCACGTCTGGTGGCAGCGTGCGACCCGTGTAAACCTGACCGCCGAACGGGCCAGCGCCGAAGCTGCCGTAAAACTCGTCACCGACAAAGACCGGGCGGTAGTCGCCGCTGGTGATTTGCTCGTATTGGGTCGGAGCGCCGAGCAAGCCCATAATCCCCGGCACGATGCCGAAGCTGTAGTCCTTGCCCGGACCGCGCTGAAGGTATTGGTTCAGGGATGCCTGCTGACCGGGGGTGAAGGACGAGAATGTGTCGGGGTATATGTCAGAGCCAAGTGGAACCATTGGTCCCATACCGAAGTTGGTGACGCCAGAGTATGCCTTGGCCATATCTGACCTTATCTGATTGTTCAAGCGACCGCGCTCAAGGGCCGAGCCATATCGGACAGCGGCTCGATCCGCAATGCGGCGCTGGTACTGCTCTGCGGCCAGTCTCTCGGCCTGCTGGCGCTGAAGAGCCAGCGCGTCCTGTATTGCTACCTTATCGGCAAACCTCCGCTGGCGCTGCTCAGACGCATACTGCTGCGCCGCGAGGTTCGCCAGTGCCGTGTCGGCAGCGTCAATTACGCCCTGATATGGGCTAACCTCAGCGGGCGCATATGTTGGGATGTCAGAGAAGTACCCGCCGCCACCAAGCCCGCTTTGGCTCTGATTAACCCCGGCGCTGGCTGGCTGTGACCAGTCTGTTTTCGTTACCGGCATCCCTAATTCCTCGGCAGGTTGGTGGAAATGTCGGCGTCGGTGACGGCCTTGGCCATACGCAGTTCGGCCTCAGCCTGCAACTCCTGTCGGCGCAGCTCCATCTGCATCGCCATCTTCTCGCGCTCTAGCTGCATCTCCGCCTCCATCTTCTCGCGGGCAAGCTGGATGTCGGCCTGCGCCTTGGCGCGGTCCATCTCCATCTCCTGCTGCATCTTGACCATCTCCGGGTCAGGCTGCGGAGCCTGCTGCTGTTGTGCCTGCATCATCTGCTGCTGGCGGATCATCTGCGGCGAATTGAAGAACTGATCCACGTCCTTGAAGCCGCCAATTTCCGCAATCGAGCGCAGGGTGTTGACGTATTGCTCCATCGACACAATCGGGTTCTGCGGCCCCATCTGCATCAGGATTTGCTCCTGCTTCGCCGCGACCTGCGTCAGGAACGCGATCTTCGTCTCGTCGTCCGTGGTGCCAAGCCCGACTTGCACGATGGTGTCGAACTGCGACTTCCACTCGCCGGGGTTGATCGGCACGAAGTTATTCCGCAGGCGGAAGACCTTCGGCTTGTTGTCGTGCTTCAGCACCAGATGCAGGATGCCCTTGAACAGATCCTTCACGCCGGTCTCGGCCATTGTGCGGGCGTAACTCTCCAGCTTCACCTGAGCGCCGCGAACGGTCGCCGCGACCGCGCTGGCGGTCGAGGACTGGAGCGCATCGGGTGACAGACCCTGCGACGCGCGGCTCATGCCGGTGCGGGTCTCCTTCACGCTGTCGAGGTAATCCATAAGCGGGCGGATCTCGCCGCCTACGGATGCGCCGGTAATCTGCTGAACCATACCCGGCTGGCGTGCGCGGATGACGCCGCCTGCGGAGCCGTCCAGCAAGTCATCGAGGTTCACCTGTCCCTCGACCGCGATCATGCGCGGCAGCGTGCTGCTGTAGACGCTGTCGAGGTACTGGCGCATCAGCGTGGTTTTAATCACCTGAAGGTCTTCGGTTAGGTCATAGATAGAACGCCCGATCAGGCGGTGCGGCATCAGGATCGGGGAGCATACCGCGAACGGCATGTGATCCCACGGCTCATTGTGCAAAATGTACGCGCCGTCGCCACCAATCGCGCAGATCCGGCGGCGTTCTGCGATGCCGTCGCCGTCGAAGTCCACGTTCATGATGCACTCGTGGTAAATCACGGAGCGCAGGGTCGGGTCAGCCGGGTCAACGCCGGTCGCCGCCTCAAGATCCTGAAAGCGGTTGTTGACCTCGCGGTCGGTGTCGAGTTCGTTTTCGCCCGCATACTGCTCGACGATGTCGCGGTCGTAGCCCATCGCCACAAGTTCTGAGACGGTGAGCGAGGTGCGGTGCGCGACGAAGTGACAATCGTCCAGCGACACGGCGTGGCGCGAGACAAGGAACTCTTCGGGCGGCACGTTGATCGCCTTGATCTGGCCGGATTTGCGCTTCACGCGGACCGACATATCGTACTGAACGTCGAGCGGCACCTCGGTGCCGTCGTCGTCAGTGTACGACGCCATCACGGTCTCGTTCTGCTCCACGACCTCGATGTTCGGATCGTTCAGCAGCATGACCATTTCCGGCTCGCTCAGGCCGAAATATTCTTCCTCGTCAACTTCCTCGACTTCCTCGTGGAAGAACTTGATCACGCCAGCGCGGAACAGCAGCGCGTCCTTGAAGAACGTGTGCAGCAGCTTGTAGCCGTCGTTCTGGTTCTGGATGATATAGTTGACGTAGTCCGACGCCTGCTCGGCGGCCTCGACGTCCTCACCAGTGCGCGGGGCGAAGCGGACGTATTTGTCGTTCGTCGAGAACACCCGCATCAGATTAGGTATGATGGCTTCGACTGTATCCGCCAGTTCGGTGGCGACGACAGCGGATCGACCCTCCACCTCGTTGCCGAGCGGCTCGCCAAGGTAGAAGTCCAGCGCGCGCAGGCGATCCTGCGTGTATTCGCTGTCGAAGTGGTTCAGCGCGT